CCTCAGCCTGGGTATACCCGCCTCCGTCATAGATGCTAGATAACTTCTGTGTCTCTGGTAAAATGCTAGCAATGTTTTGGAATCCTTGTTTAGCTTGTTCTGCACTGACTCCAGCTGCTGCGATTTGTTCTGCTCTCGCTCCAGTAAGTGTGCCAAGCTTTGTTTTTGGATCAACTAGTCCAGCTTGCAAAGCTGCTCCACCAATTTGAGAAGCACGTATCTTTCGCTCGATGTCGACTAATCCAGCCTTAGGATTAAGTACATATCCTAATACATCACCATCTTTAATTTCTGGATAGTAATTTTTGAGTGATTGAATTACTTCTGGGTTAGCATTAAGCACACCCTGTGCTGCACCAATACGAGAATCTAACTCGTCAGCTGACACATCATTAGCAATAAGAGTATCAAAGCCAGGTTGCTCACCAAGTCCTGAACGTGCCCAGTATGATTCTGGTAAGCCACGACTTCTCATGATTCCTTGAAATCTATCTTCAAGATCAAGGTATGCTGCTTCACTAATTGCAGAAAATCCATTAGCAATTCTTGTAGCATTAGCCTTAAATCGTTGTTGGTATGCTGGTGTAGCACGCAACTGTAATGTAAACTCTTCTTCTGGAAGATCGGCTTGTACTAGTCCAACTACTGAATCATAAAGTGACCCAAGATTTCTAGCACCCAAACGTTGTTTTAGTTTTTCAAATGCTGATACTTTATTGGCGGTACTAACAGGAACAGATCCAGTAGGACCAGTAGTTCCAGCTGGCATAGTAGGTCCTGTGGGTCCCGTAGGCCCTGTAGGTCCTGTAGGTCCTGCTGCTGCTCGAGCACGAGCCTGAGTAGACTCTGCAGATTCACCAGCATTACGAATCTCAACGCCACTCTTGGTGTTCAATGCCATTTCTCTTTGATCGTACCAGCGTTGATATTCAGGAGAACCAATAACAAGTCCACTAACCGCATCAATTGGAGGAGGTGGGGCTGGTGTAGCTTTACGTGATTGATTGACTAAGTCACCATACGCACCTTGCATACCACCATATAGTGGACCAAAGTTTCCACCAACAGGTCCACCAACACTAACGTCAGGTCCTTGTACTAAATCTTTTTTCTTCTTTGCCATTATCCCTCAAATCCAAATTCACGTAAGATTCTCATGGTTGCATTAGAAACATCTTGCTCAGCACCTTTGGTGTACTGCCAACGGTTATCTTTCTTTAATAACTTTTTGTAATCAAAGATATTCATACCATTATTCTGTAGTCCAGACTGTAGTACAGAATCATTAAGCTGAATTGAATCAGGTTGCAGTTCTAAAACTTCCGCCATTGCCGTAATGTATGGTTGAGCTACTGTTCTTAGATCTACACCTTGGGCAAGTTGGTTCTTTACAAAATCAGATTGACCTGTTGAGGCATAACTTCTGATTCCCTGCTGGAATGTAGTTACTGGTTCTCCAGAACTAATAGCTTGGAGTACTTGATCCATTCCTTGGTATCCAAGAACTTTAGGTAGTTCAGAAACAGACACACCATTTTGATATGCAGTCTGCAGCAACTCTTGATAATTTACTCCAGCTTTGCCGCCTACTGTGGCTCCGCCCGTAATAGGAGATACACCCAATTTAATATAAGGACGAAGAGCAGCTTGACGGACAGTCGTATTGTCATTCTGTCCTTTCATATATAAATTTTCTGCAGCTATCTTAATGTCATCATCAGAGATTGTGGCACCCATAGATTGAGCGTCGCTCTTTAGTTGAGAGACAACATCAAAAAGTTCCTGAGAGTATTGACTACCTCCAGCAGCTTGCTCTTCTGGACTTAATGAATCATGTATAGCTTTATACGTAACACGGTCACGAATTGTCTTGCCATACTTAGCCTTGAAGTTTGATGTATTAATTAAATTCTTAAATCTGGCTTCAGTAATCTTGCCAGATACAAAGTCAAGAAATGCTTGCTTAAGTTGTGGATCTTGTTGAACAACAGCGTCAATAACGCCATACTCAAATAAAATATTTTCTGCTGTTAACTTACGATCTTCTTTTACTTGAGAAGCACTTTTCTTTTTCTTAGTAGTACCTGAACTAGTTCCACCAGATGTACCACCAGTTGTTGTACCACCAGTCGTGCCACCAGTTGTTGTGCCAGTTGTAGTAGAAGTAGCAGTTGCGCTCGCCGTTGGTTTGTTAACGCCAGCCTCTTGTGCTCTAGCCGATACACGAGGTTTCTCAGTTGGGGTAGTAGCCTTTGGCTTGATAGGAGTCTGCGGAATATTATTAATATCTTGCTGAGCTTTACGAGCAGCCTCTGTATCTCCTCGGCGTTCAGCATCTGCCTTGTCAGCTTCTAGTTGTCGTCTTTTCTTTTCATTATTAGCCGATTGTTTTGCAGCTTGAACTTCTTCTTTTTGGGTAACTATTTGTTGGATTTCTTCATAAGCACCCTCTTGTTGCTTCTCCTTAGCAGCTTTCCATTCTTCTTTGTATTGCTGGTTCTTTTCTACGTAAGCTTCAATTTTTGCGTTGACATCATCAAGTCTTTTTTGAGCAGCATTATATTTATTATATGTATCTATATAATTTGCATCGTTTTTAGAAACACCTTTGTTATCAAGATCCTTTAACTTGGTACTTAAAGAGTCACGTTCTGCTTGAGCAGCACGTTGGTCATTAAGTCCAGGAACACCTTCGGTGCCAGCACGTTGTCTCTTAGGAGAAGCATCATCTGCTTTCTCTCCAAGTTTATAAAAGTTGCCATCTCTCATAAAGCCGAGAGCCGAACCATCATTGCTGTAGACAACATCTACAAATCCAAATGGCAAATTCTTATCAAAGCCAGGGTTGAATACATTAGATATGTATGTACCTTTAGGGCGTTCAGCCATTATACACTAACTCCCAACTCGGATAGTAGCACTCTATACCCGTCCATAGCTCTCATTCTTTTGGCTTCGTCGGTTTCTGATATCTCGTCAATGAGCATCTTTTGGGATTCAGCAGCATCCATACCGACAACAGTTGTTCCGCTTCCTGCGTCATAAGTTGTAGGGTTTGAAGCCTGTTCACTTCTGAGCATTTTGCTGTACTTATCTTTATCAGCTTGTGATGCTGGCATACCAGTGAGATCTTTGAATATAGTATCAACTAATGAAGATGCCTTTTCTTCACTGTATATTGTTGTGTAAGTCTTTGGACCCCCGGCGCCACCTGCGCTTGACAAGGTAAGAAACTCATCAACAGTGAATGGTTGCTCATTAAAGAATCCTGGATCTGCAGCAACAGTACTTCTAACAAAATCACTGAGATCTGTATTAGCTTGTATCCAAGCCTGTCTTACAGATAGGTTATACTGATCAGTAATTGGTACCTTATAGCCAGCAGCTTTTAATTTAGCAGACAAGCTTTTCTTTAATGCAGGATCAAACAATCTGTATGCTGCTACCAGTTCATTCTCTGAAATGCCAGTAGTATATAGTTGTTTAGATGCATATGGTCGATCTGTATTTACATTAACCACAGTAGCAGAAGTAATAAGGGGTGCATTGACTGTTTGTCTAGCTTGTTGTTCAAATCCATTTGGATCTGTTGCTTGCGGTGGTAATGTATTTTCCATATCAGTCCCTTAGGAAACTAGCGAATAGAATGTTAAATGCTGAACTAGCGTTAGCATCTGTTGAGGCAACATCTTTTAGTTCTATCAAAGCAGCCTCTTTTAAGTTCTTACGTATATTTACATCTCTATCACTGCGAGAGTTGTATACTACAGTAGTATTATATCTGTACTCTTCATAGATTCTTACCATAGTGCGAAGAGATCTGGTCGCAGGCGTATCTATGTTAACCTCAGAGAGCATTCTCTTTAGGTCATCATACGACTGCTTTCTTTTTACTACCTTTGACGCTGACTCTGCAAGATCTAACTCAAGCAAAGGACGCACTCCTCGGTATTCTTTAGACCAGGTATCCCACTTGTCCTTTAGTTCTTTCTTTTCCCTATCACTTGTTGAACGAGCTAACATACTTTCGTATACGTCGCGTTGTTCAAAGTAATACTGGCGAGAACTGGACACAAAGGTTTCCTGTAGAAAGTCTCCAACAGTTTTGTTCTGTCGGAATCCTTCAGCCTTCAACGCTTTGTAAGCATCAAATGTAAACTCTCCAGTTTGTGGTATTAAGAAACTAGCACCTTCTGGGTATTGCTTTATGAGATCACGATTGTTCTCTACCCATGAAGCAGCTTCTTGGCTGGTCTTAAATCTTCCCATAACTCGTGGGTCAGATTCGCTAACAGTAAATGGAACTTGGTCTGGAAAGTAACGAACCCAATCTGCCATAGCTCTGTTTACTGGATCTGGAGTTCCAGCATATTTATTAATCAGTTCAAGATAGACCTGTTTGAAGTTTGTACGGCCATTGTCCCGTACCCAGTCTGCCATATCACTCTTAAGTTGAATGCCTGGAGATGCTGGTACAACAAAGCCAAGTGCAAATCTTACACCAAGAATACTATGAATAGTAGTCTTTAATCTATCTTGGTACTGTTGGATTTGTCCAGGAGATGCACCCTCCGGTGGAGTTTGACCAGCTGCCTCTAGATATGTAACAGCCTTTCTAAATGCTGATGCATACTGAGAGTCTCTCTCATCTTGATCCATTAGTCGAAGAGCTTTGTTGATATGACCTGGCAAGAAAGCGCTAACAAGATCTGTATCTTCAGAGTACTTTCCAAGAACATACTGTTCTGTAGATGTTATCTCACGTGCAGCTCTAGAAACAAGTGGAATGTCAGATTCCTCAACAGCACCAGCAATCTTATAGATTGTCTTAATAGGCACTGCTGCTAGAGGACCGCTAAATGTAGGAATCCATGAGTTTGGATCAGCAGAAGGTGTGAGCATCTTAAGAGAAGCGCCAAACTGCAGCGGCATTGGAGTTACGAATTTATCTCCAAGACCAAAAAGACTTAATGCTTTGTTTACAGCAGCATATACTGGGGCTACGCCCGGATAAACAAAGTAAGGTTCACCTTGATCATCACGTTGTACAAATCCTGCGTGTGTTACACCCTCATATGTTAAGGCAACCTTACGCATTCCTTCTGGGCTGTATCTAGCGACACGATATAAACGTCGATAAGCATCTTCTGTTGCTCTATAGAAACGAGCGAAGTTACGAGTATTCCATGCTAGGTAAGAACGAACCTCTGGATTATCAACAAACGATAGGACTCGTTCTACTGCAAGGTTCTCAGACAAAGCAACTACTTGACGTGTTGCTGCATCTTTAGCGTAGTCTGCTGGCATCCCACCCTTAAGGAATGAGGCTTCAAGTTGTTCACGGAAAGGCTCTAAGTCTTTACGAATGTGAAATGATGCATCTACAACAAGACCATCACGCGAGAATCTGGCGTTAGCATCTGCTGCCTTTTCCCAACCCCAACGAACCATATCAGAGATATAGTTATCTGACTGAGAAGCTGGGACAAACTTTGGAATAGTCAAAGCCGCTGGCAAATCATCTAAAGCTTGTGGCAAATCAGATATCTTTGAGATACCATTAGGATCAACTTCCATCTTACCGATTTTATTTGGCTTAACTATTTTGTCTAACAAATCATTATTAATGGTTTTGTCTCGTTTGCCAAATAGAACTCTTAGATCCTTGTAGATTGCATTAGCATGATCAGTAGAGGTATAATTTAGATCTTGATACCTTTCCATCTCTTTCTTCATTTTCTGAAATTGTGGGGTATCATCTATGATCTTTGACAATTCTGTAGCAAAAGCTTGTTGATCATCCTGATGCTTCTTAAGTAATAGGATTCCACGAGATGATAATGGATCTCTGGCTTTTGTTCCAATCTGGAATCCCCAACCAACTGCAGTCTCAGAATCTAAGGCTCTAGGTTTGAATTCAGATTTATAAACTCGTCGATATGCTTTGTCATCAAATGTAAAATCTACAACACGACCACGCTTTGTGGTCTGCTTGCTTACCTTGCTAATTGCATTCTGTCCTAAAGCAAAGTTATAAGCACCTTCGGAGACTTCTCCTAGGATATTTTCATAGTTACCATACATGGAGAATTCATAAGCAAACTGGTCAAACTGATCTTTAAAGACACCTCGTGAAGCGTCATCAAACTTATCATCTAATAAACCTTTTGCTAAAATTTGTCTCTTTGCAAGGGCCTTTTCAGATACACTTGTAGCTATGTTTCCATTGGCAAGCTTATAAGTTCCATCATCTACTGCTGTAAAATCATCAGATATTTGTTTTACTTTATTACCTCTGATTAGTTTATTAACCATACCAAGTTCTAGTTCTTTGGATACAGTACGGATCTTAGTCGCTTGGCGACGTCCACGTATAAACCCACGAACTGAAACACTGCTAGCAAAACCTACAATAAAGTCTTCTATTGCGTTACGGACTGGAAACCGAGGACCAAGAATGGTCGCGGTAGTCCAAGCATCGATAATATCATCAGCTTGTTTCTTGTATTGTAAGCCCCAAGCGTTTCCAATAAATCCCTCACGTGCGACATTTTTGTCGATATCATCCAATGATGGGACTAACATGCCTTCTGCAATTTGATATGGATATAAGGCGCTATCTACACCAGATATGTTCTGTGATGGTATATTGTACATACCTGTAGCTAGATCAAAATCTGGGTTAGAGTATGTACCTTCGCGTCCAATGCTACCCATTGTCTCAATGAGTCTCCTGCCTCCAGGAGTAGCATCTGCACCACGCACTCGAAGAACAGTAGCACCAAGGCCCTGTACAATTAAACGACGTTCTGCTAAGTCAGCAACACGAAATGTATCTTCAATAACTCGTGCACCAAATCTGCCGTATATAGGACGAGCTAATTGTCCTACGGCACGGATAGAACTATTGCTTGTAAGATTCTGTAAATCTCTTTGGATTGGGATACGAGCAAATTTTCCTGATAGCTTATCAAATCTACGAGATATAGCACCAAGTGACCATCTGCTTTCAAAGATTTGTTTTGCTTTATCTTTGTCTTTAAGACGTTCACCAGTACGAAGTCCAGCTTCTTTTGCTGTTTCTACTCCTGGTTGTCCCACAAGACTTCTTGTTAATGCTTCACCAGGTGTAATACCGTTAAGATCTGCTTCATCAAAAGCTATGTTGCGCATAAAATCTGAACTATCTTTATTTAAATCAAAGATACGTGATCCAGTTGTATATGTTTCAAGACGCTTTTTGCGAGCTTCGCTTAGGCGTGGCATATACTTTACGAAATAACCAGGTTGCCCGTACATCAAAGGAGCAATGTTCTGTGCGTCAGTCAGGAATCCTTTAGCTGTGGTTAAGCTAATGACCCCATTATAGTTATCGTCTGCATATTTAATTAAAGATTCTGTAACATTATTGTTCATGAATGCAGGATTTAAGCGGCGAAGTTGACCAGTTATCTCGCCAACCCTCATAGGGTCTCTTGCTTTTCTAGCCTGAACAAGTTCATTTGTTAGGCCAGTATATTCTTCCCAGAAACGTGAGATGTTTCTACCACGTAAGGTAGTTGTATCAAAAGCTCTTGCTACATTCTCTTCAGTTCCAGCAGTTTTTGACAGTGCATACTGAGCACCTCTGTATACCTTAGCTGCTTTACCTAGAAGAAGTGTTGGATCTAATCCAATTCGCCATGCTGCATCAGTGCTACCTGATAGCCAGGTGTATAAAGCACCTTTGCCTTCTAAATCTTCTGGTAAGAAAGCATTTGCTATTTGCCGACCTGGAGAATACTTGGCAGCATTTGCTTTTGCCACTGCTTCAGTGAGCAAACTATCTTTATTTTGTGCTCCCTCAGCTGCAATTCTTTTTTGGTTCTCATTGGTAGCTTCAGCAATGATCTGATCCAATGGAATACCGGCTGCAATCTTTTGAGCTACAGCCATTCTATCTGCACCGTATTGTTCTGTGGCTTTCCCAATACGATCTGGATTAAATACTTGTTCTCCGCGAGCGCCTGAACGCTGCCAAGCATCTGAAAGATTTTTGTTTTCAGCTAATGCTATAGCACCAGTTCGATAAAGTCTAGTTGTTTGATCGCTAAGCCAGTTAGCTGTATTGAATATAGCTTTGATTGGCTCTACAACTGGACGACTAATAATGTAGGCAGCGTTTTCAATAAAGGAACGCTCAGGTTTTGCTGGATCTTGCTTGCCTTCTCCAAAGAATGCAGCCATACTATTCTGTTGTCCTGAAGATAGTTGACTATATTCTTGTTGCGCAACGTTTACAGGCATGCCAGAAAAACGCGAATGTGCTGAATACATTTCAGTCAATGAGTTTATCTGCTGCATTTGCGCTGGATTAAGACTAGCTCGTTTGGCAGCTTGATAAATGTTTGCTTTATCAAGATTCTGGGCCATTAAAATCCTCTAGCTACTGATTGTTCGTATAGTAAAGCTATTTCGCCATTTGTATCATATGGTAACATCTGTGATAAAATCTTTGATAATGATTCTTGTTCTTGGTTCATGCCAAGAATTTCAGGTCCTGGACCAGGGCCATAGTTAGATCCAGTAGTTACTGGTTCATCTGGTCTTTCTGTTGGCGCAAATAGTCCTGTTACTTGTGGCGCACCTTTAGGACGTCCACCGACATTGTCAGCAACTCCACGAGTTCTTGCTTTATCTGCTCCCGTGCTGAGCTCTTGAGTTTCTGTACCTTCGCCATAGTATGCAGAAGGCAATGTGTCGGTACGTTTAGAGAAACGTCCTGGGCCAGACACTCCGGCTGATGGGTTCATTGGTTCTGCTGTCATAATTCCTCTGTTACTATGTACCGGCTGATAGTTAGTCAGCCGATACATTAATAGTTAATTTACTTTGTGCCTCGACGTCCTGCTGGGGCATATCCAAATTCTACCTTTCCGCCTTGTGGCTTTGAGGTATCCTTCTTACCTTCGGTTGGCTTCTGCATTGGAGCAGCTGCGATTGAACCTTTATTCATTTTTGCACCTCCTAGGCTCCGCCAATGGCGGCTAGTAATTGACCTATACCAGGTCGTCCTTGTTGTTGTGGAACTTGTTCTGTTCCCTGTGGCGTCATCTCTTGTGGGCCTTGTGGAACTCCAGGTGCCATCATTTGCTCTTGCGCTACAGGAGCTGGTTGCTCTACTGGAGCAAAAGCTTTTTCTACAATAGTTTCTAGTTGTATACCTTTTTGACGGCCTGTGATAACAGAAGCAATACGTTGAATGATTTGTATTGGATCTTGACCAGCAGCTGCAATCTGTGGAATTGCTTGCGCATATTGCGAGATAGCAACTCTCAATGAGTCACGCATTTCTTCAATATCAATACGTTGTTCTTCTTGTGTTACGTTAATGTCAATAGGTAGTTCTCGGCGTGCATAGTCACGAGATACAAGCTTATCGCTACGCATCTGGAGAAGTGCAATCACTGCACGGTTAGGGTCCATGCCAGACATGATGCCATAGCGTACATCTACAGCATAATCGCCCTTGATGTCACGAGATGGGATGTACTTAAGAATGTACGGAGTTCCATCATCAACACCACGAATAGTCTTTTGTTGTGATCCATAAATTTTTTCATCTAGCTCAAAGCAGATACCAATGAGCTCCATGAATAGACGTGCAAATTGCGCTTGTGCTGATTTAATCTGTGTGTCAAATCCAGCTTGCAATGCTTGGACGCCACGACCTGTAACAACGCTTGCATCGATATTACCAGAACGAACTTCTGGATAACGAGCACCAACACGAAGTTCGCGTTCAAGTACACCAGATTCGGTGAATACACCATTAGGTAGTTCTAATGGAACACGACGAATAGCCTGTGGATTAGCAGAACGCATAATAGCATCAGGGCCGAGCGCCAACTCCTGAACGTCCTGTGGAATTGCGATTGGAGCTTGGATGCTTTTCTCGGCAGCCTGAATCTGAAGTACGGCAAATCGTGCACGTGCTAATTGTACTGCAAGCACATCATCAAATTGTCCGCGTGCTTCGCCATCGATAGAGAATCGTGTGGCTACGCGTGCCATGCACTTGCCAAGAATATTAGGAGTCTGAGATAATATTAGGTTTTGACGTTGTGGTATCATCATAACATCTTGTTCTGCATCATGATAACGTACAACTTCTAGATAAGGTGATCCAGGTTGCATAGAGTTACGTGGTATAATTTGATCAGCAAACTCTGGATACTGTACAGCTAGACTCTGTGCATCCATTTGTAATACTTGAGTCATTGATGTAACTCTACCAAAACGATCAATCTCTGGATATGTACCAAATGGATTAAGGAAACGAATGCGTGGTTCGTTATTCTCATAATCCATTTCTACAATGGCTGGTAGTAAGCCATATGTATTAAACCAATCCGCACCAGTATACATCTGCAACTGCAATTCGGAGGCTGTAACATAGTAGTTGGCAATACGGGTGCGGGTGTCTGCTGCCTTGCGTTGTGAGTCAGATACCATATTGGAAGCTGCACAGTTAAACGAAGGAAGCGGGGCCATTGCTTCAGCAAGATCGCGTGCAGCAACATCAATAAAGTTAGCGACTAGAGGCTTTGGATATTCCTCTGAGAACATGGCAGGGTAAACTTTACTGATGTCGCCTTGACGTACGCTGAGAACATCGCGCATACGTTGGTCGCGTGCAGAGTAGCGAGTCGTTAGACGTGCTACCTTAGCTGCAATTTCTTTTGCTGTAAGCAATTAAGTTCCTTACTTCTTTGGTTTCTTAATTTTCTTTGGAGGGTTATTTTTTGTTGGCTTAGTATAACCCATGTCAGGAGTAATTACATCGTAATCAGGTGGAGCACCTTTACCTTTAATTGGTGGCCTCAGACCACGTTTTAAATAATCATCAAGTGTAGGCTTCTTAGGCAGAGGTACTGGCTTGCCTTTTACTTTCTTGGCTTTTGCCGGAACCATTGGTTTTTTCATTTGTGCCATATTATTTCATACCTGCAAATGGGTTGCTACCTGGACGCTTTTTTACATTTCCAGTTGAAGTACTTTTTTGTTTTGCTGCAGGTCCTTGTTTAGCTTTATTTCCAAACTTACCTTCAGCCATCTTCTTACGAGTTTTTGGTCCAATAACAACTTTTTCAGTCATCGGGCTACCAGCTTTGCCAGCATTCTTAAGTGTTTTGCTAGCTTCTTTTTTAGCTGCTACAACAACTTTGTATTTTTCGTTTATATCTTTAACTGTTTTTTTGGCAGCAGCTTTCTTAGCAGCTTTCTTAGCAGCAGTTTTTGCAATTGCGTCTAGGATACCCTTTTTTGGTTGTGGCATTTTACTTACCCTTCTTTTTCTTTTTTGTTTTGTTAAGTTTAGGAATAGTCGGAACAAACGGTTTGATGCCCCTGGTCATTCTTGCTCTTTTTTCTGGGTCTGTTTCTTTCAGTATTGCTCGCGCTTGATCTGCATAATGCTTAGCTACTCCAGGAGGGGTAGGCTTTCGTGCGGCCTTACCTTTAGCCACAGCCTTTATTGCTTTACCTGCTAATCTAAGTTTTTTGGTAGGAATAGGAATGGCTAATTGAGCTGTCTCTAAAGCAACCTTTTTAATCATGGCACGCTCTGCAGCTTCTTTTGCTGCGCGTTCGGCTGCTACTTTTTGGCCAGCCTTTTTGCGTCCTCCCTTAAAGGGATCTTTAGGTGCAACCATTATATGAACGTCCTGTCCTTTTGTTCTAATAACTCGTCAATGTTTACAACAACTCGTTTTTGTTTCTCTGCTCTACTAAGAAATGGATTAGTTAGATGGGTCTTGCCATATTGTCCACGATTGAGAATCTCGCGTGCCTTAATCTCACAGAACCATAAAGCCATTACCATATCAGTCTTACCTTTGGTATTAGGCTCCCAGGTAACTAGTTGTTCAATAAGCGCTTTAATGTTTTCGCTTTGATCACTAGGTAAATGGATTAAGTTGTCGCGGTGATGTTTGCCATCTGCCTGCCTTGTACCAAACAAGGAGGACATAGAAGCAACACCAAAACCGACATCCCACTTGTTGGCTCCGGTGTGGTGTTCACGTAGGTACGTACCCCGGCCAGCTAGGTAGTGTCGGATGTTCTCATCTTGCGTGAGAAACTGTTGGAAAGCGTTCTTTTCGATAATCCATTCAATCGGTCTATATAGATCCGTCCACCCAGTAATCAGATCTCGAATCTGTTGAGGTGATGGTTTGGTTATCTTTATCGCATCTAGGATATAACGCTTATGTGTTCCTGGATGTATCGCATATGCTACTGCAGCTGTGTCCCCCACGATGGCGGGGTCAAGTCCACAAACCACAATGAAACCATTGAGGTCTGTTGGGTGGCCCGGGGCGTGAGGAATGAACTTGCCATACTTTCGCATGCCGTCAATCGACCCACGCACGCAGACAGGATCGAAGATAGCGTCCTCGGATATATCCTGCTGCTGGTAGATGAGAGCCCAGGTGGAAGTGTCCATCTGTTGGCGCTCATTATAAAGATTTCTACCTGACCACCTAGGCCATAAACCTGTTTCAGGATCTTGCTGTTCCTCAGGTTGGCCGTCAAACGGCTGGTCCGATTCTGGCCATAACGTTACCCACTTGTCTGGGTTGTCGTTTACTTCCAGTAAAGCCGGCATAGCTAGGTAGGTCCAAGGAGTGATGCCTCCTGGGTACCTATCAGTATTGAGTAGCTCCTTATAAAGATCTATAGCAGCTACCCGGGTGCCTACAATAATCAATTTGCCCGTAGGGTTAAGACGGGAACGCACATCCTGGTTAAGCCACTTAATCTGCCGTTCAAAGTCATTGGCATTGGAAAGGGTAACCGAGTCATCGACAATAATCATGTCTGCCCGTTTACCGTAGATCTGGCCACCAATACCTACAGCTTCTAGGTTGGGGTCCTTCTCAGAAGTCTCGCGGAGCTCATTACCAAAAACCACACGGGTGGCAGTCCAGGTCGCACTCTTGGAGTTAAAGCCGACCCCTGCCGCGTATGCGGCTTGGAGCTCCTCATACATCGGGTGGGTAAGTCGCTGTTTGATAGCGTACAAGAAATCCGCCGCCAGGCGCTGGGTCTGGGAGACTATAAGAATTCGAAAGTTCGGATTGTTACATATCATCCAGGTAGCGTAGTCAATAGTAATTGTCATTGACTTGGCGTGGTTGGGTGGGATATTCAGCAAAATACGGTTAGGCTGCCCTGGTTCGTATTTCATAGCCGGATGTAGCCAGCCAGGTTCCCGACCCTCAATAACATCTATCAGGTTGCGCTGATGGGCAAAGGTCTTACTATGGAGGTATCTCTCCCGGAAGGTGAAGAAGTCAATAT